TTATACGGATGGCCGCTTTTGAATTTTGAATTTCTTCTGCAAATTACAATTATGCCATTTGGGAGCTCGGTATAAATGAGCTCCCAGAGCACCCCATTCCGTAGAAGTTTGAGAGCTCCCAATTGACGAGTCAAACATGCCTCGGTCATATTCATTTCAAGTAAAAGCCAAAAACATATTCCTTACATATCCCAAATGCCCTATTCCCAAAGAAGAAGCACTTGAGCTTCTTAAAAATATACAGTGTCCTTCTGATAAATTATTTATCAGAGTCGCGCAAGAGAAACATTCTGATGGGTCTCTGCATCTCCACGTACTCATACAATTCAAAGGTAAAGCCCAGTTCAGAAATAATCGACACTTCGATCTTACACACCCCAACACCTCCACACAATTCCATCCTAACTTCCAGGGAGCTAAGTCCAGCTCCGATGTCAAGTCCTACATCGAGAAGGACGGTGATTACGTCGACTGGGGTGTATTTCAGATCGACGGGAGATCTGCTAGAGGTGGTCAGCAGACAGCTAACGATGCAGCTGCTGAAGCCTTGAACGCAGGTTCGAAACAGGCAGCAATGGCAATAATAAGGGAAAAACTTCCCAAGGAATATATTTTTCAATTTCATAATTTAAATGCTAACTTAGATAGGATCTTTGCACCTCCTCTAGAGGTTTTTGTTTGTCCCTTTTCATCTTCTTCATTTGATCAAGTTCCAGAAGAACTCCAAGCATGGGCTGCTGAAAATGTAAGGGATGCCGCTGCGCGGCCATGGAGACCCAATAGTATTGTAATAGAGGGGGAGAGTCGTACAGGCAAAACAATGTGGGCTCGATCATTGGGCCTCCATAATTATCTCTGTGGACATCTAGACTTGAGCCCCAAGGTATACAACAATGACGCCTGGTACAACGTCATTGATGACGTCGACCCCCACTATCTAAAGCACTTTAAAGAGTTTATGGGGGCCCAGAGGAACTGGCAAAGCAACACTAAGTACGGAAAGCCAATTCAAATTAAAGGCGGAATTCCCACTATCTTCCTCTGCAATCCTGGTCCTACCTCGTCATATAAAGAATACCTTGACGAGGACAAAAATAATGCATTGAAATCTTGGGCACTAAAAAATGCGACCTTCGTCACCATCAACGGGCCACTCTACTCAAGTTCCACAGAAGATACTGCACCAAATTGCGAAGAAGAAAATAATCCGCCGGAGACGTATTGACTTAGACTGCGGCTGCTCATATTACCTCAGTATCAACTGTCATGGATATGGATTTTCGCACCGGGGAGTACATCACTGCAGCTCAGGCGCAGAATGGCGTCTATATTTGGAAGGTTCCAAATCCCCTCTATTTCAAGGTGCTGAGGCACAGCAGCAGAGGGTACAACACCGACATGGACTACATAGAAGTACAAATCCAGTTCAACCACAACCTGAGGAAAGCGCTGGGGATTCACAAGTGTTTTTTAATCTTCCACATCTGGACTCGTTTACGTCCTCAGATTTGGCATTTCTTAAGAGTATTTAAGAACAATGTACTTAGATATCTGTCCAATATAGGCGTCGTGTCGATAAACAATGTAATTAGAGCTGTGAATTATGTTTTGTGGGATGTACTTGAACAGACTGTGTACGCAGAGCAATTGCACATAATAAAATTCAAGCTTTATTAATTTGTTACATTGTCGTAGAAGTAAATACGAATTTTCAATGTCGCGTATACAGGATTAGATGCATGAGTACATGCCATATACAATAACAATGCATTTTCAGTGTGATTTTCATATTTTGCTGCTTCCTGGTGATTGTAAACAACATAGTTGTTAACTCTAAAAAATCTCTTCACGATTGCTTGTTCCTTGCTTGCATACTGACCACCTGTCACCGTGGCTGAGAAACGGTGTAACACCTGAACACGATCACGAAGATCGTTCTTGATAGTTGCTGTGCTGGGTTCATTATCATACATGTTGAACAACTCACCGAAGCCATAAGGAGTTGTAACTGGTCGCCGGTCACGAACAAGCCAAAACATGACGTTGTTAGTGTGGTTCTTCGACTTGATGTTCTCGTCCATCCATACTTTGCCAATAATATATACAGATTTCACACAGAATCTTTTACCTACTCTGTGCGTAATACCACCACCTCTCGTGACATCCGAAACACAGAGGACCTTCCCAGTATGTGTTACGTCATGTCTCTGTTCAAAGGATTGGACCTTACAAGGTCCTTCACAACCCCGTGGAACATCACTGGTCCTTCGACCCCTGTAGAATCTGGGTTTCCGATTCATAGGCCGATTTACCCACGCTCTTCGTTTGTAAGACATGCCTGGGGCAGTGGGGGCAGCAGCAGGGAGACTGTACTGACTCGCGTAGTTTAGTCTCCGGCGTGTTATAGACATTGGCAACGACGACACTGTATCGATGGAACGCTTCGGCATAGTTTTTACACCGCAGCAAACAGATCAAATCCTTCACGAATTCACCTCCAACCGTATCAGGAGAATACGTAGCCTCTAAGCTTTGCAGATACTTGATCGCCAACATGCATCGAAATCCATGTAGGGTTTCTGGAAACGGATGCACAAGCGGATCCCACATCTTTAGATAGTGGAGCGTGGTCCCTCTCTTTATAGTGCGCTACGCACTAACTAAGCTTTTCAGACGCAACGCCATTGGTCAGTCAAAAGGTTGGCTTATGGGACCACGTTTAAAAAAAATCGCGGCCATCCGGTAATA